CCATATCCACGCCCTGTGGCATCAGAAGATCGGCGGTCGCAAACGTGATCGCGTCCTTCTGATAGACAAGGTTCTGTGGATACTGCGTCGAAGCCGCACCGAGAACGGTGACGACAGCGCCGGACACAGGGAACGCATCAACCGTTGCAAGAGCATTGGCCGATGTGTAGATCGCAGGCGAAACGCTGACCGACGACCAGTTGCCCGAAGACGCGGTTGCATCAGCCGTAACAACGAACTGCTGCAAGCTGCCTGTGGACTGACGGGTCTGTGGGTTGACGGCATAGACGCTTGCAATTGTGAACACGTCACCAGCTTTGAACGTAGCCGAACCGGTGTCGCCGTTGATGGCAATCGTTGAAGTGCCTTCGGTCGAGATCGTCGAACCAACCGTGAGCGAAGCCGAAGCCGAACGCGAACCGGTTGTGTGGTTGACGATGGACTGCGACATGGCAACTTCGTTGTAGCCAAGTACGCCCTGACCCATCAAACCGTTCTTGAACTGACGGCTGATTGTGTCGGTTGGGTTGAAGAAGCCCTTCATGCCTTCAACGAGAGCAGCGTTGGCAGCTGGGTTAACAGTTGCGTAGCGGCTGTCCATTGGAGCGGCATATTCGTTGAGCTTCTGCTGTGCCTGCAAAAGAACAAGCGACGTGCCCGGTGTCGTGCCCGGCGTACCTACTGAAGAGTAGATGCCCTTGTACGAGTTGGCAACATCGTTGTCGATGCTTGAAGCAAGCTGCGAAATACGAGGCTTGAGAACACGGTCAGCGAAATCGTCCAACTGCATCGTCAATTCTGCCGATGTAAAGTTGACGCCGATGTGCTTCTGGTTGTTGACGGTGAGCGTTGTGTACTGCTCGTTGTCGTCCTGAACCTGAAGAGCTGCGCCGTTGGTCACAAGAGCGCGATCCGGCAAGCGGATGCGGAGTGTCGAACCGATCTTAGCACCTTCAACAGCAAAGCTGTCGTCGTACTGGCGGTTCACGTTGCGGGTGATTACGAGATTGTTCTCAAGGATTTCGAGAGCTTTCCGCGTAATCATGTCAATGGTAAGTAAGCTATTACCCATGATAAGGCGTCCTTTTAAGTTGTGTTAACGGTATCGTGACGCCGCTTCCATTTTCTTTATCTGCCGTTGCCGTTCTGCTTCGATCCATTCCGACGTACTCATGGTTTTAACAGAGCGTGGGTCGGTCGTATCATACGCAGGCTGGCCTGACGACTTAGCCGTTACCGGCGAAATAGGGGCAGGCGCACTGGTTGTCTTTTTTACGGGCGGATTTGCTGCCAATGTGGCTTCAATCTTCCCAATCTCTTTTGCCTGCAAGAACGGCTGTAAACGTGCGATGCGGTCAGCTTCTTTAGGGTTTGATCCCAAGAAATAAGCGACTTCAGGCCCGATGTCCGATGCTTGGATAGACTCGGCCATAACAGGAGTAATGGTAAGGTTCGGGTTGTACGCGACCTGTTCAAAGTCCTCGTATTTAGACCGAATTTCCTCTTCTTTCTCGTGGTATGTTTCGAGAATTTCCGAGCGTTGACGTTCAGCATCACGACGACGGATCAGTTCTTCTGCTTTCTGTTCGGCCAATGCTTCCGCATAGGCGTCGGGAGAGCTAAACTGTTCTATTGACGGAGGCTCAACGGCGGCTTTAGGTGCGGGTTGGGCTGCCTGACGGGCTGCCTGTTCACGTTCCCACTTCCGCTGTTCTCTCGCAAGGCGTTTGCCAATCGCTGCATCCAACTCTTCCTGAGTGAATGTTTTGGTTGACTTTTCTTCCGTCTCTGTAACTTCAGGGGCCGGAGCAGACGTAACTTCCGGTTCTGGCGCGGGCTGGCCCGCTAACACATCTTCTTCAGACATTGTTTAGTCCTTTTAACCTAGTCTACCGGACTAGTACGGTTATGCACTCAGCGATGCGACCTTGGCTTGGAACGCCTTGACACGTGCGTCGAGTGAATCTTGTTTGGCCTTCAAATCGGCTTCTGCGGCTGCCAAAGCGGCGTCGCGGGCGGCAATCTGCGTCTCACGAACGGTTACGGCGCTGATACGGCTAGCAAGGGCTTTTTCAGCTGCATCGCTTGCCTTGTTGTACGCGATCTGTGCGTCGCTAAAATCTTTTTCGCGTGCGTTCAACTCAACAACTTTAGCGTTTGCTGCTTCGTTCTTGGCTTTAGCGTCAGCGATTGTTTGCGCTGCGGATTCTTTCAATGCTGCGGCATCTGCTTCAGCGGCCTTTTTGACGGCTTCTGCATCCGTGCGAAGCTGATTGGCGTCGTCAACGGCGGTCAAAGCGCCCTGACGGGCAGCCAACTCGTCGCGCAATTCGGCCATTTTAGCCAAATCTTTTAGGAATTGCTTGGTAAAGTAGGTTGTGTAATCCATACCGCCCATGCTGTCGTTGGAAATGTTCATGGCTGCCTCTTACGCGTAATAGGAGATGTTGATTTTTGCGCTGCCCGTCTGTTCAATGAACTTGATCTGGGTCAGGTCGCCATCATACTGAAGCGTCACGCCGACTGCGAGCGGCATACCGACAGAAGCAGTTGGGTTTACGTTGTCATCGCGCCACCGAACAGCCTGACCTTCAGGCGTGATAAGCGCAATGGATGGCTTGCAACTCAAACCCTGCACATCGCGTGATGGCACGGTAAGACCAGTAGCCGAAGACAGCGACGTAATCTGTTGATACCCAAGGCGGGTTGTGATTGCTTTAAGATTGACCGACATCAGCTAAGTCTCCGAGACTGCGTAAACGAAGTTGCGAAAGTGCGTATCTCAACAAAAAGATTTTGTGTTCCTGTGATGATCGCACCGAAAAACCCACCGCCAAAGAACATACCACCGAAGAAGTTCATTTGTCAAAACGTCCCTATGATTATGAAGCCATCGCCACCGTTACCACCGTTGCCGGAAGTTCCCGCTGCATTCGTATTTCCCCCACCGCCACCACCTCCACCTCCGTAGGCTGCATCACCGCCCTTACCTGCTGCCCCTGAAGATGCTCCATTCCCTCCTGTTCCGCCAGTGAACAGCAATGGCATAGTTTTTAACCCAAAAAGAATTGGCAAACCTTTTTGAGCGCCATCCCCCCCATTTTTTGTGGCGTTATTAGAGGCTATGTTTTGCGGGAAAAATCCGCCAGCCCCTGCTAAAATTCCGCCCAAGCGCGTTCCATTCCCGCCGCCTGTTCCAGCACCAGTAATAAGGCCGGAACTGAAAATATTCAAACTTCCACCATCTGTATTTGCTGCCGCCGCGCCCACTGCCCCCGCTTGCCCCGCAATCGTATACCAAAGGCCAAGCGAGCCAAATGGGCCACCCGTATTAACGCCAACGCCACCCGCTGCGCCGCCAGTTGTAGCAGCAGCACCACCTGTCCCACCGTTTTGCGTAAAAATAATGTTCGCCTGAGTCGTATTAGGTTGAACACAAACATATGATATGGAGCCACTTGTTCCAGCCGCGCCAAAACTTGTTGCACCTAATCCGCCAGCACCCGGCTGAACCCAAATTGTGTCCGGCAGCAGAATAGCAGGGATCAACATACGAGATGCGCCGCCTGATCCACCTCCACCGCCGCCTACTGTAACCGCGCCGTTGTTAGAACGACCGCCACCGCCGCCTGCAGCAAGCATGAAGATATAAACCATTGAGCATCCGGCTGGCTTTTGCCATGCTTGCCAATCGGTTCCGCTTGCGTAGAAGGTTTGAAACTTGGTGTTGCCTGAGACGGGAATTGCATTGAGTGGAAACATCAGAACGCCCCTATGAGTATGAGGGCGTCGCCGCCGCGCCCCGGCGTTCCGGCTACCCCCGCGCCAGAACAAGCCCCTGCACCTCCTCCGCCGCAGCCATAAGAACCGTTGCCACCGTTTCCCGCTGTTCCGGTAGAATGCCCTCCACCCCCCGATCCGCCGCTAAACAACAACGGAAATAGTTTGAAGCCCGGCGCAAATGTTTGTCCTTGACGGAAACCGTTATTGCCTGTGCCGCCTGTTGTTCCTGCGCCGCCTGTAACGGTTGGCAACAGCCCTGCGCCAGTCACATCGCCGCCTGCGCCTGTGCCATTACCTCCACCTGCGCCGCCTGTAATTGGCAAACCAGAAGCACCGAACGCAACAGACGATCCTGCCGTGTTAGCCGTTGCTGCCCCGGTCGCTTGGTTTTGTCCGGCAATAGACGTAAATAGCCCTACATTTAACCAAATACCCGATGAGGATGCTACGGCAGAACCCCCCGTTGCAACGGCAGCCCCCGCTATAGATAATATCAAATTTTGAGCCGTAGTATTTGGAGCGATAGAAACATAACTAGTGATACCAGAATTGCCCGCACCGCCCGGCGTTGCTTGCGACGCGCCGCCTACCCCCGGACGCAGATACAGAATATCAGGAACAAACGTCGCGGGGATAAGAATGCGGGTTACAGACCCAGACGATCCGCCATTGCCGCCAGTGGTTATAGCGCCATCGTTAGGATGATTGCCCGATGACCCTGCGCCAAGCGCAAAAAAATACACCCAACTGCATCCGGCGGGTTTCATCCACGACAACCAACCGTTCGTGGTTGTCGTATTCTGTTGCGCATAAAACACCGACCAGTTCGTAATCCCATTACGCGGCAGAGCATCATTCCACATTAGAATGCCCCTATGAAGATAATGCCGTCACCGCCATTGCCGCCGTTGCCGCTTGTGCCGCCAGCATCCGTGCAAGAGCCACCTCCTCCACCGCCGCCACCATAAGCAGCGTTGCCACCAGCGCCAGCAACACCGCCAACTGCAGAAGAACCGCCACCACCTGCGCCTCCAGACCAGATCATAGGGAAAGACTTGAGGCCGGGCGTCCACATGGCGCCGAGCTGAAAACCGGGGTTACCCGCACCACCTGTGGAGCCTGCACCACCGTTGATTGTGGGGAATATGACGGCGTTAGTAATGTTGCCACCTGCACCTGTGCCGTTACCGCCACCTGCGCCTGGGGTATAAATCCCAGAACTTGTGAAAGCCACAGAAGAACCGCTTGCATTAGCCGCCGTTGCCCCAGTCGCAGCGTTACCAGCGCCTACTGTTGTAAATAACCCTAAACATTGAATTGCAGGAGTTGTAATGCCTGCACCACCAAATGTTCCGCCAAATGAAGAAGCGGCTCCCAGCCCACCGTTTCCACCTTGCTGCTGCACAATCATATTGGCAACGGTTGTATTAGGTTGCATGGAAACGTATGAAGTTATGCCCACACCACCCGCTCCGGGCGTCGTTGCTCCCGCCCCACCTGCTCCGGGTCTTATGTATAAAATATCCGGCACGACAAAAGCTGGGATAAGCAAACGTGTTTGGCCGCTTCCGCCACCACCAGCCGCAGCAACAGTCAACGCACCATTATTAGAACGACCGCCTCCGCCACCAGACGCGATCATCAGGATATAAATCCACGCACATCCTGCGGGTTTCATCCACGTCTGCCAACCGGTTGTCGTATCCGTGCCTTGCACAGCGTAATACGTTTTCCAGTTGGTTATGCCGTTGCGGGGAAGGGCGTCATTCCACATTACCCAACCCACCAAGTCGGAGGCGTATCCGATACACCCGTGACAGAGTAATCAAAACCGCCTGTCAAAAGATTGCCTGCGGCGTCGTAAAGTTTGGCGTCCGACAAATCAGCGTTCATGATTTGCCAGCCGGAAAGACGGTCAGGGCCATATTCAATTGTCCAGAAAACCATAGCTAACACCTTACGTTAGGTAATCCTAATAATCGCCAGCGATACAAAGTGGGTTAAACCCAGTTGTACTGGCACCTGTTGACGTACCAAAAGTTACGAGCAATTTTGTAGATGCTGGAAGTGGGAAGTTAACTGGAATTTCATACTGTGGCGAAGCCGTCGTATTGGATGCCGTGAATGCAGCAAGCGTCAATTCTGCAATCATTGTCGTGTTCGCGGCGGTGTTGGTTGTACCAGCCGTAAATGCGCCTGTTGCAGAGCAATAAAACAACCGAGCCACAGTCGCAGCCGTCGTTGATATGGATTTTAAAATCACTTTGTAAACATAAGAGCCAGATGTTCCCGCCGTAAATATCAAATAAGTGTTAGCGCCAGTGCCGTCCGTTGCCGTATTGGCTGATGCGCCAACTACAGCGCCTGCAAGCTGAATGTCAGGTGTTCCGACATAAATCGGAAGCGTATTAAGTGTTGTATTAGCCATGACTTACCTCAAGTAAAAGCGCCAAGGCGCATCTGTTCAATTTGACCGCGATTGGCCGCAGCAGTAATTTGTGTGGCGTCTGGAAACGCTACGCTTGTTGCTGTTGCTACGCCAATAGTTGGAGTTGTAAATACAGGTGATGTGGCAAGCGCGACAACAGTGCCTGATCCGGTTGTGGAGTAAGATGTACCCCAAGCTGATCCGGTTGAGTTAGGTATGCCCGCGCCGGGGTATACCATTGTAGACGTTGAATTGATTGTTTGGTTAGGCCACGACCCAGAAATTGTTACGTTTGTGCCTGCAACAAGTGATGGTGTAGCCGTTCCAGACCCACCTTGACCAACCGACAACGGCGTAACCAAACCCGATAAAGACGTAATGTCAGAGTTGGCCCCTGATGCAGCCGCCCCCGTCACATTATGCACCGCATCCCATGCCGCTGCGCCGGTTGCGCTGAACGTACCGTCTGCCGGAGTGGTATGGGTAATTGTTACGGCCATTAGGACACCTTACGCCAAAAAGCGAAGTTTGTAGAGCGTTGTCAGGTACAACTCAACAATACCGTCAATCATATTTTGCAGTGCAGTATCAGTTTTTGGTACTACATCGTAACGGACTTTTTCGATCTCGTCCAACTGACCCTGAAGGAAGTCAATGACGTTGGCTGTTTTATCGTGCGATTGAAGCGAAATGCCACCAATCAAACCATTACGGCCTTGATAGGCTTCGGTAAAACTATCCGCCAAATCAATGATACCGTCGTAAAAATGACCGAGTGCCTTGTGTTTTGCATAGCTTCGTGTGTTGAGATGCACTGAGTGCGTAACATCGCGGGCTAGAAACAGCATACCTACAAATTCAGAACATTTCATGGCATCATTCCTTGTGGTGGAGCGC